GGGCTCGGGTAACCATCCTCGCCACGGTAGAAACCCTCGGCGTCTTTGTTACCTGCCTGCCTAGCAAAGAATGACCGCATACGTGCGATCGTGTCCTCTGATACGTCACGGCCGTTAGCGAGTTGCACGGCACGGGCTCTACCTACATCGGTAAAACCTGAGCCGGCGTATCCTTCAGCTAACCAGATTAGAGCTCTTTTGGCGGCGTCTTGTACGTCTTGTGGTGGGGTGTAGGGCATTAGCTACAGTCGTCTAACGTTTGGTCCCACGTGCAATAGCCCGTACAACAGCAACGCTCACCGCATACACAAAGATTAGAGACGTTATCCCCAGTGGTACAGCAATCAGCCATCCGATAATCTCCCACGCGCTCATTTAGTAGACCTCCCCGTATGCGGACTTGCCCCACTCGAGTAACCCTGTTACCGCATATAGTGGGGTTGTGACTGAGCGGTACACGCCAATATCTGCCGTCTCGCCGTCGTCATCCATAGTACCAGCCGAGGCCACGATAACCCAGTCGCGGACAAAGTCTACGGGGTCTAGAGCCTCGTCTATTACGTGCTCTGTTATTGCCCGTGCGAGCTCGTCGTACGTCTCAGCGGACATAATAAAAACCTTTCGATAACTCGGCTTAGTCTCTGTTCCATTGGCTTACGCCTCGACCGCCATAAGGTAGTCGTATATTTACAGTGTGGACTATTGCCGAGACTGTCTAAGGTAATTCTATATATGACGGTACTGGTTTGTGCGAGTCGAGGACTTGCTACGCTGCCATTTTTTGCACGACTGGCACTGGTACCGCGGGTAACTGCCGGTTGACGTGTAAGACCGACCCCTTACTGTGAGGTGTTCCGATCCGCACACAATACAAGACTCGGGCTTGCCGTTGTATAGGGCGGCGTTAGGGTGCTGGTTATCCATCCACGGCTTAAACTTTTCGTACAAGTCAACCAAGAGGTTTACGTCTTGTATCTGGTACTTTTTCATCTCGGCCCAAGCTTTTTTATTGCCAGCCATACACTCGGTCCAAAGCGGAAAGCCAGAGTGTTTTACCTTTTCGCCCACGCCTAGCGCTTTAGAGACGTAATCAAGTTTGTTACTTGGGAACCTAAAGTGTTTTTTATTGGTAGCCATTAGGTCTAAATCTTTAGTGGGAGAAGGTGGCTCTAAACCGTTTTCGATAAACTCTCTGTTTATGTGTTTGTGATCGAAGGCTTTAGAGTTCCAACCGCAGATATAGTCTGCCTCATCCATGAGCCTATGTAGCTCTTTTAGCATGGCCTCTTTGCCATCGTGGTGGATAGACTTAAATATAACCTTTTTAGAATCAGACCAGCGAGCGCCAAAACACATAACCTCGGTTGGCTTTACAATCTGCGCCAAAGAAATATTCTGATTAAACAAACCCCAAACCCAAACCAGATTAGGAGTAGTCTCTAGGTCAAAAAACAATATACGCATTACGGCCCCGTCTCGTTTTTGGGCACACTGATATAGCGCTCTACAAGTGTACCATAGTCCTCGAACATTTGTTCGGGTTTCTCATCCTCGGCGTGTCGCAATTCCTCGGTATGGTCGATCTCGTACCTTAGCTGCCTCATCCCGCGGCCGTGGAGCCACACAGCGAGGCACGCGATACAACGAGCTTTAGTGTTTTCGAGCGAGCGGTACTGGACTACACGAGACTCGATTAGGATAGCCCGACGGTACACGCCTTGCTCGTCTGTGGCGTGGCTGGCACCGCAACGAGGGCAGGGTGCCGTAATCTCTAGCACGGTTGGCGGGTTTAGTTTTGACTCGATCCCGTACACCATAGACGCAATTTTTTTAGTTTTCTCTGCGATTACCGAGTCGGAAACTTTACGGCTTGTCGCTTGTTGTGCGAACTGTATATACCATTGTCGCAAGTTGCTCTCGGGGTCGGGAAACGGTTTAGCATCCGACACCTCGCTATACAGTCGACGTATCTGCCGGCTGAGAGCCTCGTAATAGTCCAAGGCGTCCGCGTCGATAACGTTACGCTCTGAGGCCAGCCCAGCACCTTGCACGCTAGAGCCGAGGCTTGAGTGCACGAGCTCGCGTAACTGTTTTAGCAAAGCGTCGTGTTGTATATACACTTTTTGCTCTGTACCGTCGTCGTCCTCTACGATCACCGCAGACTTGTGCGGTTGGCTTAGCCGGTCGACTAGGTTTAGCAGGCCGTCGTTAGAAGGGTGCACTCTCGTCTACCGGTTTCGCCTGTCCAATAACTGCGGTAGGCCACATCTCCATAATGGCAGCCTCTTGGACCTTCTCGCCGGCAACCGTAATACTGGTCGCTCGCACCTTGATAGCGGAACCCGTGGAGCCGTCACGTTTCGGGAATGTGCTAGTGCCGGTAATGCGACCCTTGACCTTGACCTGTTTTACACCCTCAAGGGCGTTACGTTGGTCTGTGGTGACGTCGTAAACGGTCTTGTCTACGGTCTCCCACTCGTCATTGTCGTTTTTCTTGCGGACGTCTACAGCGACCTTTAACGCTACGCCCCAGTGGAACTCTTTAACATCGTTTAGCCAGCCTGTCACTTCGACAAGCGCCTCGTTTCTCTCCACGGTTACCCCCTAAAATCGTTGACCAGTTGACAATATTACACGGTTGTAGTTTTAGCTCACCTTTAACGTGTGCCGGCGTGTCGCAAAATATCGTCTTTAGCGACCATAAGCCTATTTTTTTGCATAACGTAAGCTATCTGGCCTGACTCTGTCCAACGTCTAATCGTGGCTACGTGGTAGTGGACNAGCTCGGCCGCCTCTTTTAGTGTTATCCACCTCGACTCGGCTGGTTGCTCGACAACCGTGGGCTCGGAGCGTGTCGGGGCTACGTACGTGTGGAACCGTTCACGCTTTAAAGCCTCTATGTCGATCCCTAACATTTCCGCTTGCCAGCTCACTTTTCCCCCTGGTGGTCTGTTATACGGATAAGTAGAGTCTCTGCCCTTAGTTGCATAACGTCGGGTTTACTATCCCCGCTGCATAGAGACGCTATTGCCTCGTCGCTCATCGGGCGAAACCCTGGCGGTAGCCAAAACGGTTTAACCTCGGTCACTCTAACCCCTCTCTTAGCACGGTAAGGGCTAGCTTAGCCTGTTGTGGTACCACACCGTTACCAGCCATTTTTATAGCGTCTTTGCGGTGCAACCCGTGACCTGTTATCCAACCGTCGGGTAAACCCATAAGCCACTCGGTGAACTTAGCCGATAAACGCTGTTGCCCCTTTTGTCCGTCGGGTAGTGTGGGCTCTGGCGCGGGTCGACCGGTTACCTTTTCCCACCGCTCAATAGCTGGGGTAAACTCGGCCCACTCTTTACAATCGCAAGTAAGCGCGTGGGTCAAGTCTGCACGATAGTCGCGACATTTACCCGATCCCTCTTGTGTATTAGGCGTCGGTAGCAGGTTTAGCACTTGACTGGTAAGCCTTAGAGTCTGCCCTTTAGCCTTAGCAACGTCGGGGTGGACTGGGCCACCGTCAACCTCAGCCGCCGTCGGTGTCCGCAGTAACGGGCCAGGCGAGGATAAAAATTCTGTATCTATTGTGGGGAGCTCCCGCGTCGGCTGCTCGTAAGCCTGTCCATTTAGCATCGTACCCGAGGTCGGCCAAGTCTCCAAGTACGGCTCCGAGTGCTCGCATAAAAGACTCGCCCCCGTCGGCTTCTCCCATACACCACGCACAGTATTCCACGTCGCTACCAGCTTTTGCACTTGTTAACCCTCTCACATTTTCAATAACAACATATGACGGGCGTAGTACGCCTATCGCTTTGGCGAACTCTGACCACAAACCCGAACGAGTGCCAGCCTTTAAACCCGCCCGTCTACCAGCCTGCGATACATCCTGGCACGGAAACCCACCCGTAAGAATATCTACAGGCTCCACGTTGTCCCAGTCAACCTTAGAAACATCACGATAGTTAGGCACGTTAGGCCAGTGAGCCTCGAGCACCGCACTAGGCGCGTCCTCCCACTCGCAGTGCCAAACAACCTCAGCCTCGAAGCTCTCAGTAACAGCGAGGTCTAGGCCGCCGTAACCGCTAAATAGCGACCCAACTTTTAAAGTCAAGACGCCACCTCGTACACGTGCTCGTCTATCCAAGCGCTCAAAACGCTAGGCGACACCTCCAAAGACTTACGGTAAATCTTAGAGCAACACGGCAGACACGCGGTAATAAGAGCCCCGTGCTCAGCACACTTAGGTTGCGGGTCACCCTCACGGTAATCATCCAACTCACGGGCAGACTTACTAGCCTCCTCATTGAGCTCTTTAGTGACCTCGTGAGACTTAGCCAATACGTGTTTAGGCTCTACCCACTTAATATTTACGTCTTGTTGCGCCTTCACAACGGATCGCTTAGCGACCTCATACGACAAGTACCCAATTAGCTCGTGCCAACTATCCACGACCCCATCGTTTACCTGCCGGTTATCCAACACGGCCAGCTTGCGGACTAACCGCTCTGTCTCCAACTTATCCATTACGCGCCTCTCTCTAGCTCTCGCAGTCTAGCCAGATTATCCTCAGCCCGCGACCGCGACTCGCCGCGCTTGCCCCGTGCCGGCAACGGCCCATCCTCCCACCGCTCATTATTAAGCCAAGTAGCAGGATACGGCACATACGCCTTAGCAGGCAGATTAGGGTCACCCGCGAAACGTTGCGCACCCTCCACAACCAACCCCAACTTTTCAACGTCCACCTTAGCGAAAGCCTTACGAGCTCTAGCCTTATCCACCTTATGCGGGTACGCCTCCCAAAACACGTCGAACTGCGCACTATACATACTCTTAATTGGGTCTAGTTCATTGGGTCTAGTTAGTGTGTCGTTTTTGTCGCCCCCCCTATGTCGTTTTTGTCGCCCCCCTATGGTTATTTTGTCGCCCCCTCTGACACGTCGCAAAGTGTAAACACTACTGCGCTGCCCCGTGTCATCACGACGCAACTCTTTACCCAACGCGCCCACCTCGACGAGCTCACTTATCGCACGATCGACAGACTTAATAGTGCACTTAGCCCTACCCGCAATAGTCGCCCTAGCCGGCCACGCCGTCATCGTCTGATTATCCGCGTACCTAGCAATAATCGCGTACACCCTAATCGCCTTATGGCTTACCGCACTGTCTAATAGCCACTCGGGGACAATAGAAAACTTCAGGTCGGACTCGACCAGCTCACTCTCTCCCATATATCTCTCTCATTCTCTCGAAGGCGTCACTCTCCGACACCGTTAACCGCTCATTATTGACTAAAAACTTCCAGCCGTCAAAATAACGCACCGGCACGTCGCTAATATNCCACAAGTTGACCACCCAACGCGGTACACCCCACCCACGAGCCACGTACGCCTCTCTAAGCGACGCGTTAGACGTTTCCGCCACATTATGTGCCCAGCACAAACTAATCAGCCAGGCGGGCTCTGAGTCGTATTGGGCACTACCGCCCATACCACGGCTAACCCTATGCTGCACAGTCAACCCGCCACTACAAGGCAAGCTAAAGCCCTGACCGACACACACACCACCGTCACGATCGTAAACGACCTGCCGGATACGCTCTACCTGTTTCTTAGACCGCTTACCAATACTCACTAGGAGCCGTTAGGACGCTCTACAAGACGCAATAAGGTCGCCAAGTCCATAGTTNCCCACCAGTCCTCAGCCTGGCCCTTACCNACCCTCTTATGCACCACAACGGGGGGTTTATCGCCAGCCTGCGATACAGCTTGACCCCACCAGCCNGCCAAGTCNAAACGAGCCTGATTTTTAACCTCTATAGAGCACGGAAAATTAGTAATAATGTCCTCGCCCGACTGGTACCCGCCACGCGCAGCCCTAGACGTTACCGCAGTCCAACCGGCACGCTCCAAAGCTTTAGTAACCTCGACCTCTGCCTGGTTGCCTTTCCGGCGAGAACTAGCCCCAGACACAATCTAAGCCTGGCCCCACTCAAGCCGAATAAGCGGCCCCAACGAGCGCCCAATCTCCAACCGATCGCGCAAAGCCCGCAACCGGCTAACCTCAGCCCGTAACTCTTGGTCTGCAAGCTCAGCCGTAAAATAAGCGTCCGACATTTCCAACTCAGCCGTATAACGCCTAACATCCATAGAGCCCTCACACGTCAAAAACGCACGAGCGTAACCCTTTTTATACTCAGCCTTAGCCCTAACCGCCGCCTCGTCGAGGTCCGCAATAGTAGCGGTAGCCTCGTCAATTTCACGACCGATACGGCTAAGCGTGTCGATAATATCCGCTGGTGTAAGGTTACTCACTCTTAGCCTCTACACGCTCACGGCGAGACTCCCGCATTTTACGGAACAACACCGAGGTCTGCTTATAATAGTCAGTCCACGGCTTACCCTTGTCGCCAATAGTCCACTGGTCAGACGCACCACACAACCGCACACGAGCTAAATACATCTCTAGCTGGTCGTTTACGTCTACATCCTGTATCGTGTAACTCATTTTTTACCCCCTGTAATCATTGCCTTACGATCTGTAACCATCTTACGCACAAAGTCGGCGTAACCGTCACGTTTCGCCATATTCCACAAAGCCTCGAGCTCGTCAACCGTGCCAGCCTTACTCACGTCATCAAAAAACGTAGCAGGTGCCTCTGGTGCCGACTGTACGGGTGCCCCCCGTTGCACCTTTTCCATTTCTTCACGAGACGCCAACGATCGGGCCGCGTCATCCTTGTTACCCGTCCACGCTGCCGACGCCAAAGCCATACAACGGCCCACGGCCGAGCTCTCGCAATTCTCAAGAGCAGACGTAGAGTTAGCGCCAGCCTGCCCGTCAACCTCGAACGCGTGCCCCGTAGCCTTAGCCAAACCGTCCAACTGGTCCTCACGGGATAAATAAAGCGTAGCCTTCACCCGCCAAACACCCTTAGCCCTATCCTCGGCCGTCGAATAGTCGACAGTCTCCAACCGGTAATCTGGGTAAGCGGTCTCCAGCATAGCCAAACGCTCGGCAACCGTCGCATACTTGCTTAAATCGAACCTGGGCATATTACCCCTCTCTCTCTGTAATCGCCTGCCACAACTCGGCAGACCTTGTAACCATACTCTCTATTATGGTCTCGTCACGGTCAATAAACCCATATTTAGGCTCGAGCCACGCCGGCACCATAACACCCGCCTCGGACTCCTCACGCAACAACCAAGCAAAAACGCAACGCTCAGCCCCAGTAACGTAAAGCTGCCACTGCACCTGCCGTACATAAGCGACCGGTATTTTATCGACAACACCCCAATCTTTACCCGTCGTCTTAATCTCGCCGATCGTCAACCCGTCCAAGCTCAGCCCATCCGGTGTAGCCATCGCCACAAGGTTAGACTCGTGCCGTATCAGCCAATCATTAGGCATAACACCAGTCTCGCCCTTGACCCACATAGCCAGCCACGGCTCATTATCGAGCCCAAACTGCATATAAGCGTTAACCGTTACCGGTGTCTCATTATCCCAATCAGCGACAACCTCACGGAAACCCGACGGTGTCATAGCCTTAGACATAGTCGTAGCAGACAACCCCAACCTACGGGCGTCCAACCAAGCAACCTCGTCTAACTGTTTAGACGCCACAAACTGGTCAGCGGTAAGCATTAGTACCAGTGGTCGCCCATAACAGCGGCCAACTCATTGCCCGCAAAGTGCATACCGTCCGACAAAGCCGCAAAGCGACCCGACGCAATCAAGCTACGACTGCCCGAGCTCGCCTCAATAAGCGCCTTTGCGGTGCGAGTCTCGTACACCTCGACCAGTAACGTCTCGGCGTCATCCTCCACCACCTCGACAACGTATTTAACGTCATCCATTAGACAACCCCCACACAATCGAATAACGGCCCGAGTCCAACCGCACACGACGGCCAGTATCCACCACCAGGCCACGATCGACCAACTCGGCACGACGAGACCTAATACCAGACTCGGACGCCCGAGGTGCCGTCTTATAAGAGTTATACGCCTGCACCAGTTGACTATCGTTACGTGGTCGCTTAAGACACCGCAAAATATACGCTTGCGTCGCCGTCACGTTATCCACCGAGTCAGCGGCCAAGTGAGACGTAACCGGATCGGTCCTACGAGCTCTAACCGTCCTCGCCATCCTCGCCCACCCCCTCAGTACCAAACGTAAGCCGCATATTTTCCAGCGCCGTACGCAACTCTCGGGCCTGCTTAAGACTCATAACAAGCCTGCCCTCGTCCATATCCCAACCATCGGTAGCGGTAATAAACACCTGACTACCCGTACTATCTACCCGCATTAGTTATTTTCCCTCTCTCCTCTGGACCCAAACCGCCCCAGACGCCGTAAGTTTCGTTAGCGCCTAAAGCATACTCGAGACATTCTAATTTTACTGGACACAACCGACACAACTGTTTCGCCACGTAGTAACTAACCCCGTGCTCGGGGAAAAAAGCCGACGGGTCAGCCTGACACGGCACCTCGCCCCCAGCCTCGTCNATCGCGTGTAACAGGTTGTCGTACCCTGGGGGTGTGTAAAAGCTCACCGGTCACGTACCGCCATAAGAGCACCAGCGGCCATAACCAACACCCCATACAACGTAAGCCCGTTAACAGGCACGTTATAAGGGTCGATTACGCCAGGTGTGAGCGCCATAACGGCACCGATAGCCACAACAAGGTAAGCCATTAGACGAGCCTCGACAGCCACAACAACAACCCAGTAGCGAGAACCCCAAACGCTGCCAAAGAGGCAACCAAAACCCAATACTCGGTCTTGGTCAACTGGATAACCTCGGCCGCCTTCTCAAGGTGTCGAGCCTGCCGACGGCTAAGAGGTTGTAAAGCGACGTGCTCAGTAGCAGCTTTAGGGTGAGCCGGCAAGTGCTCCCACAGCTCTATAGCCTTCCACACGCGATCGGCGGACTCGTGCAACCAAGCCCACGCTACATCGTCCAGCGTGTAACCGACAGCCTTGTACCAGCTCTCGTAACGGGTAACGTCATCCTGTAACGCTACCTCGATATTGTTGTAGTACCCCATTGTTTCTACCTCTCTCTAGGTTTATGGCTGTGTGCCATTACCACAGTCTTGCACAAAACCCTACGGTCTCGCAACATTGACTCTACAGAGTGTCGGAAACAAAAAAAAGACCCCCCTAAGCTCGAAAGCCTAGAGGGGTCCACCCTGAGAGAGAGGGTTATTTACTGGCAGCTATCACACTGCAAAAGTTCCATAGGGTCTACAGGTACGTCGTAGTCTGATACACGCTCTACAGCGTCCAGGCGGGCGGTCACTCGCCGGCCTTGTCATACTGGAGCACCGACGTAAGCAAAGACATAAGAGTAGCCAAACCAGCCACGCCCAACATCTGCCCAAAGTCGAGCTCGACAATAGAAAGAGCACCCGTCGCCGTGACCACACCGAGCGCAGTCTGCGCAAACGTCTTAATGGCGCGCTCGCCAGCGTACGCCCAATACTGTTTAAACTTAGCCATCTGGGTTACCCTCTTTCTTGTTTAATCTTACATCCTCATACGCGCTAGCACCTGTATAAACGCTCAAAGCTGCGCCCATAAGGCCAGCCACCGACAACACCACAGTATCCAACACTGGGCGATCGTCACCACTGAAAAGCACGTACACAATAACTACAGCGCCAAAACCGAGCGTACTAAATACGGCTCGTCTGCGATATTTCCACGAGGGGCCGTCGCTCACCCTGCAAGCCCCACAATCCACGGCATTACCGCGGCCACAAGACCAAACCCGCCCACAGCCCAACCCATACGGGTTTCGAGCTTGCGAATACGAGCCTCGTGGTCGTCGATCGTCTCCTCGCTGTTAGGCAGACTATTAGCCACCTTCTCCAACAGCTTGCCCTGGCGTTGCACCTCAGCGTAAATATCGCGCATAGACACCCTTACCGCGGTCGTCTCGTTACTCTCAGCCATTACCGTAACGCCCTACGTACATCGAAAAACCGGCGTAAGCGAGCGCTCATAGGCTTTACCACACGTGGCGGTTTAGGTGCCGGCGTTACCTCGGGTTTAGGCTCAAGCTCGACAGGCGCGACCTCGTCAACCTCAAAATAAGGCATTGGGTCTACAGTCTGCCCCCACGTGCGGGTAGGGTGCCGTACCTCAAAGTGAAGGTGTGGGCCTGTGCTAGCACCAGTATTTCCCACCAGTGCCACCTGCGCGCCTTGTTGGACACGTGTGCCCTTCAGCAAGTGCGACGGCTTTGCGAGGTGGTAGTAAACCGTAAACAAGTCGGGCGCGTGCTTAATAATCAGCGTG